AAAGAAGCTGCACTAGGATTTTCTGATATTATAACTGCTATGCCAACAGAAGGTTGGGTTGCATTAGGTGCTATAATGGCAGCTGCAAGCTATAGTGGTAATCCTGCTAAAGCCGCTTTAGGTATGTCATTAATGGGTGCTGCTATTCCAGGTTTCTTTGGTGGTCTATCAGCCGGTAATTATGCACTTGATGTATTAAATGTTGACTTATCATATAGTAAAATAAAAGAAGCTGCAGCTGGATTCTCATCAATTGTTCAAGATATATCACCTGAAGCTGGTGCTGCATTAGTAGCATTACTCGGAGTTGGTGGATTAGCTGGAGCAGTTAAAGGCGTAGGAGGTGCAGCAGGAGTTGCAGCTGGAATGAGTGCAATGGGAGCAGGTATTGGTGGTTTCTTTGGTGGTTTAGCTCTAGGTAATTTAGCACTTGAAGCTTTAGGCTCAAACTTTGGTGGAATTAAAAATGCAGTTAAAGGATTTGATGATGCAATACAAGAATTCACTGATGAGGGATTAGCAAAATTCTTGGTATTAATTGGTGCTGGTGGAGTTGTTGGTAAATTAGCTGGTGCTAAAGGATCATTTGATATTGCTGCTGGTATGACTGCATTAGGTACAGGTATTGGTGGTTTCTTTGCAGGATTTTCTCTTGGTGGTTATGTATCAAGTAAACTGGGTGATGGTAGTCAGATGGTACCATTAGTCAAAAACTTCCAAGATTCTATTGGTGCACTTAATACTAAATCATTAGCAGCACTAGGAGCCTTTATGATAACTGGAGCAGGACTTGCTTTATTTACTGGAGGCGTAGGTTCAGCTGTGGCTGCAGCTGGTATAGGAGCTATGGGAGCAAGTTTAGCTGCATTCTTTGTTGCATTTGATGGAGTAGGTAAAATTGGAGGAGCATTAGGAATTGATGGTAGCTCTATGAAGACTCTATTTGGTAATTTGGCCGAGGGTATTACTTCATTAACATCCATTGATGCAACTGGAGCTTCTCTTGGTGCATTAGGTCTTGGCCTAAGTGGTTTAGGGGTTGGTGTAGCTGCATTTTTAGGCCTTGAAGGTATCGGTGGTGTAATTAAAACTATTACTAATATTGGCGGTGGTATTAAAGATTTCTTTTTTGGTGATGATGGTAAAAGTATATTTGATGAAATAGCTGAATCTATAAAACCTATTATTGGATTAAATGATAATAATGCATTAACTGGGTTTAACGAATTCACCAAAAGCATGATTGCTATAACCTCAACAAGAGGTGTTGATGCAGCATCAGATTCCTGGGAAAGATTCGGCGATTCTGTTTTAGGTGCAGCACAAAAAATGCAAACAGCATTTGAAGGTGGTACATTAGGAGATGTAGCTCTTGCTGGTATTGCAAATTATAAATCTGATATAGAAGGTTTAAGTACTAATTTACAAAATGCTCAAAATGAAATATCAAGTGAAATAAATGTAAATGCACAAGCAATGCCTACATTAGCTTCTTTATATGTTAACACTTTATCAGCAGAAAATGCTTTATTAAAATTACCTCAAGCTTCTGGTGGAGATACATTAGCTGTAAGTCAAAGAGGTGGAGATAATATTAGAACTGGTGACACCATTGTTATTTCTCAAACCAATAAAGATCTAATAGAAGAATCTGTTAATAACAGCAGATAAAAAAAGGGAGCCTTTCGACTCCCTCCAAATTCCTAAGAATTTTAACTTTCTTTTGCTAATCTAGCAAAATAGCTCAGAGTATCATCCTCGTCACCATCATCTGCTGGTGGAAAAGATGTATCAGCTGTTTGCATTGTTGGTGCCTCAGCTACTGGAGCTGGTGATGGAGTATCCATTGAGAAACCTGCATCTACACCAAGTACTTTATTTAATTTAGCTTTTAACTCATCATAAGTTTTATAGTTTTTAGGATCTAGGAAATCTTGTAAAGCATATAGTTGACCATATGTTTCATTTAATCTTCCTTCATCACCGTCAAAAAGAGATGACTGAGTACTGAATTCTGATTTATCATAGTTTACCCAACCTTCTACTTTTCTGATCTTTAATTTAAAATCAGCACCTTCCCAGAAATCAAATGGATTTACTGGAGTTTCATCAGCGAATTGTGGTTGCATAACATCCATAATTTTATCAAAGATCTTTTTACCATATTGATAAAGAAATACCTTTCCTTCATTTTGTGGATTAGCTGGGTCAGAAATAACTAACACATTACTTACATAATGTAGTCTTCTTTTTCTTTCCCTTGCGGTAGCTTTATCCTCATCTCTACCAGAGTTCCAGAGCACTGAGTTATGTTCAGATACTGGATCAGGTTGGCTAATAGAGGTTAAAGAGTTTTCTATATACCATAGACCAGTAGGACCTTTAAAACCATGATCCCAATATCTTACCCAAGGAAGATCTTCACCTTCTTTTTGAGGTAAGAAACGAATCACAGCATAACCATTTCCTGCTTTATCTCTGGTTGGTTTCCAAAACCTATCATCATCGTAAGATTTTGTTTCGGTTTTAGTGGTGGACACAGCTTCTGCTGCTTTTACGAGTTTATCGATTGATGAGCCTCGCATGCTCTTTAGATTTTCTAGTGACATATATTTCTCCTGTATTTACACTGTATTACTGAATTATCCACTTTATGCATTATATAGAGTTATATTATACCATACTTCTATGGTTTTGTAAAGGTCTTTTTTAATAAATCTATACATTTATCTTTATTGAACTTTACAAATGGTTTATATTTTGTGATCTTACGATGGATATCTGGCCAAATAATTGTATCAGTTATCTTCTTATTTTCACGTTCTATAAACCCTGTCAATGAATCAAGGATTACAATTGTTTCTAATTGTATTTCCTCTTGCATCCAAAGACGAATAATTAATGGATGATTATTTTCTTCTGCTATTAAAAGAGAATCAAACTCTACATCCATATCATTTAGTTTATTTATATCATTTTCAAATTGATACGAAAGACTTTCCATAACTTTCTTATGGTCACGGTAATATCTTTCGCCACCTTCATTAAGCATATCACCGACATACTTAACATCGTTTTTAAAGTTAGCAATATAAAACTCTTTTAAGTCTCGTTCATATGTTTTAGCTAACTTTGCAAAAAAGTATTTATCTTTTCGCTTAAAGAATGATGTTGCCTTTACTGAAGTCTTAAAGTTATATTTTAAAGCATCATAAGAGTCAGACTCAAAGTGTAGCTTTAATGCATTATATAATTTATAGGACTCAAAAGGATCATTCATACTGGCAGTTTATTACCTTTCTTAGCACGAATAAGATTTAAACTTGATGCTTCTGCTTCAATTTTTTGCTTAAGAGAATCAGTTAAAAGTTTTTTTAGATTCTTATAATCTAATCCCCTTTGTTCAACCACATACGCTGCTGCATCAATATATGTGGTATTACCTTTTGCGACTAGATTTTCTACTGCTGTAGAGAATCTTTTTCTAGTCATTATTTTTTCTTTTATTGGATCACCCGACAAACTCATCACCTTCGTCCCATGCACAGCCAGTTAAACCACCTGCTTGTAATCCTTTTAATGTTCTTAATACTTCTTGTGCATTTCTGCCAGTATCAAGAGCATTTACAGATACGTGTTGAATAGTTCTATCTTTATCAAAGATAAAAGTTGCTCTATAACAAACTCCTTCCTCTTCGTTAACAATACCTAAAGTATTTGATAATCCCAATCCGCAATCAGCTGCAAGAGTATGATTAATATTACCTATTAATTCATTTTCCTTTTTCCAAGCTAATTTACAAAATTCATTATCACCTGATATACCAACCACATTTGCATGTTCTGTTAATATATCCATACCTGCGATTTCTGTTGGGCAGATAAAGGTAAAGTCTTTTGGATAAAAATAAACGACTGACCAATCTTTTTTCAAGGGTTCGTATCCTTCGTATATATTTACTCTCACAAATTCATTTTTTTCATTAATTCCTTGCAGTGAGAATGCAGGGAATTTATCTCCTACTGATAACATTAAAAAGTCCTCATTAATATACAGTCAGCGTTAATGCGTCCTGTTGGTTTAGTTATTTTTGTTGTAATAGTATCCCACACTTTATCAATCTGAAGTTCAGTTTTATTGAGTATCTGTGGTAATATATCATCAGGCTTTCTGATAGTTGCTTGCTTACTTAACTTTTCATCAAAGTTTTTAATAGATGTTCCTGATACCATGAAACCTGCCGTTGATTCAGTGACATATTGGATTAATTTCTTATTCTTTCTGTTATAAACGAAGAGCTTAGATTTTCCTGGTATCAGGATTGGATTAATAGAAGTAAGCTTGGCGTCAATGTCCTCAGTACAATACTGAAGTTTGACTACCTGAGCATCTGATGACTTTGGTTTTCTTGTTCGTGGTGTTCTTATTGCTTTAAAAGATGTTCTTAATCTTTCTAAATCTTCAAACACAGTTTCAAACTGTTTTATAATTTTCTTTTTATCTCCTTTAGAGATATGTGAATAAGCTTCCACACATTGTTCGCATGTTTTATCGTATGCATCTTTTATATTATTATATTCTTCTTCAATCATTCCTTTGAATATATTAATTGCATTACCTTTTAATCCATGCATTTTAAATCTATTATATGCAGAAAATTTTTGTGTATAGTCTCCATCAAACCAACCCTCAACAATAGTACTATCCCAATCATGGTAAATGGTATCTACTACTTTTCTACGAGTTCTTTCTGCTGGAGTAATAACTACAACATTTGCTTTCTTTGCTTCTTCAACTTTCTTTTCCTTTAGAGCTTCTTTATATTTTTCTTCGATAAAAGCTTTAAGATCTTCTATTGTTTGATCATCATACTTCCATCCTCGATATAAAAGCTTAATTGGTTTATTTACTTTCATATATTTCCAATCTTTAAGTCTTTTTAAGATTGATATTTTTTTCTTATTATATCCCATATGATCTACAGCAAATTGTAAAGTTGTTGGCATATAATCTTTTGATTTATAGTAATAATTATACCAATTTGCAGCTTTTGTCCAAGCCTTCTGTGTGAATTTTGATTCTTCAGTAAATAATGGTTCAGGGCCTAAATACTTATCATCTAGACTTGGACCTCTTCGTTTTGTTTTAGCCATATTTCTCCTTAAAAATATTGTGCAATGTAAGCCACCCATAAAGGTAATGTGACGATTGCTGTAATTATTATAATATTATCGTTTATTAATTTTTCCATATTTATATTATACCATACTTTTTAATAAATGTACACTGTTAAATTGACCAAGTCTCCGCGGGTGATAAGGAGTTGCGTTGATGAGACTTGGTCATGTAACTTAATTTAATATTACAAAATTCTCTGCAGCATTTTCTGCATATATTTCTGCTTTACCAGGTAAGGGCAATAATTCCATTAGGTCATCATTGATATATTTTTCAACACACCAAACTCCATCGCCTCTTTTACATACTTCGGCTCTTCTTTTTTCACCACCAATTTCATTCGTATATGATGAATAATATTCGTATGTATATTCTGGTTCAAATTCTTTTTCTTCTTCTTGCTTTTTCGCAATAAGAGTATCCACTTTAGCTTCTATATCGTCGAGCCTAGACATGATTTCGCTTATATCCATTATGTGTTGTCTCCATCTGTGTATTCAATATCTGATTTATCAAATACTTTG